CATCATTGAGGCAAACGTAGACCTTCTTGCTGATGGGGAAAACCCACTGGAGCTGTATCCGTTTAGAGTGTTCCAACGTATCGGTCAAGGTATCGATGCTAACCAACAGGCTATCCGGGTAACAAAGCTGCCATCCTATACCAACGAGTTCCTTGGTTTAGTTGACTTCTTCCAGACCACGGCAGACGAGTCTACCACCATACCACGGTCACTGCATGCTGCTGATGACATCGGTACTGGAGCAGCTGCCAAGACAGCAACTGGTATGTCCATGCTTATCGGAGCCTCAAACATAACACTAAAAGATCAAATACAATTCCTTGATGAAGGTATCACACGACCATTCATTAAGGCAATGTACTTCTGGAACATGGAATTTAACCCGAAGTCTTCGATCAAGGGTGACTTCAATGTTGTGGCTAAGGGCTCCAAATCTCTAATTGCCAAGGAAGTTAAGATGGAGCAGATCAACCAGTTCCTTGCCTTAACTAACAATGACCTTGACAACCAGTATATTAAACGTGACGTATTGCTACGTGAGCTTGCCAAGATATTTGATCTTGACAAACTTGGATTTGTTCGGACAGAGGCTGAGGTTCAGAAGAACCAGGAACAGCTGGCTGTAGATGCCAAGAAACGTGAGGATCATGCACTGCTTATGGAAGCTTTCAAGGCCCAGTCTTCTGGTCATGCCCCGGATGCCGTGCAGCAGACAATACAGATGTTTAACATACAACTACCTGGTGGTCCACCTGTACCGACCACCGAGATACCGGAAGGAGGACCACTTGGTTAATCAGCTAAGTCTCTACAAAAAGTTAAAGACTAACACAGACAGCAGACTCTATCAGGACTTGATAACCCTTCTTGAATTCAGGAAGGATACTATCTTAAAGCAATTTATAGAGTGTGTTGATTATGAAGAAACAATAAGATTACAAGGTCGAGCTAAGGAGCTTAGTGACTTGCTCCAAGGCTTGACTCGGAAGCCCATCGAGGACTCCCATAGCACTGGGGCTTTCAATTAACAGGGGTGGGCCAGGGAAACCTGATACCCAAATGAAAACTTTTAATTATGGGATATCCAATCACGGACCCCGATAGGAGGCATTAGATGCCAATTGACCCGAAGACGTACCAGAATGATAAAGAGGAGTTTGACAAAACCGTAGAGGCAGTATTCAACGAGGAGTTGTCAGACGAGGAGATCGAAAAAGAGTTGGACGAAAATCTTGGTAAGAGGGACCCTGATGAGGCTGGGGAAGCCACAGGAGATCAGGAACCGAAACCAGCAAAAACGGAAGATGCTAAAATCGATCCCGACGATCACATCAAAACCGGCCAGGACGATGATCCTGCTACCAGTGGTGTTGTGAAACCAGAAGACGGTGATGATGGAGTAGACTGGAAAGCTAAAGCCACAGAGTTAGAGGCTGAGCTTGCAAAGGAAAAACAGAAGACCTCCTCTTGGAATGGTCGAATCACTGCAGCCAACAACAGAGTGAAAGAATTGGAAGCAGAGGTTGCACAGCTAAAGGCAAGTAAACCCGATGAGCCTGCTGAAGACGATAAGACCAAAGAGGTTCTTGAGAAGTTTAGTGACAGCTTCCCTGAACTGAAAGAGGTTGTTGATGTAATGCTCGACAAGATAGACGTGGTCGAGAAGAAGGTTGCTCCTGCTGCAGCAGTTGATCCTGAACCAGACAGCCATACTACTGACGACAACAATGTACCTGACACATCCCACAGGGATGCCATACTCAAAGAGCACAAGGAGCTTGATGAGATTGCCGGGACTGGAGTTCTCAGTACTTGGATTGAGGGCAAGGACGACTACATCAAACCGTATCTGAGAAAAGTTTATGCATCTGGTACAGCCCAGGAAGTGATCACCATGATCACAGAATTTAAAAAACAAACCGGTTGGAAATCCCAACTGACAGGAGAAGCAGACAAGACCAAAGAAGACAAACTTAAAACCATGCTTGAGGTTGACTCTCAATCAGGTGGACCAGTAGATAATACTGGACCTGATAAGGATGACTACGAGCAGGGTGCAAAGGATGCCGGTCTCTGATTCAGCCTGATAGGAGTTTAAAGACTTATGAGTACTACAATCTATGGAGACATTTCCCCTCGTACAGCTGCTTTCGTAGTCCGTGATTTACTGAAACGTGGTATGCCGTTGCTGGTCCTTGAGAAGTTCGGCCAGGCCAAAGCTCTGCCTGCCAAGTCTACCAAGACCATTCAGTTCCGTCGATACTACATCGATAGTTCTTGGACAGCCACATTTGGTTCTGACTTTAATCCTCACGAATACTTTAAAGGAAGCAACTTTGATCCTGCTAACAAAGTGTTGACTGAAGGTGTCACACCGGATGCCACCAAACTGGAAAGCTCTGACTACGAAGCCAGTCTGATTCAGTATGGTGATCGTATCGTAATCTCCGACGTTGTCATGGATACCCATGAGGACCCAGTCCTTCGGGAAGCTGTGGACATCCTTGGTGAGCAGGCTGCTGTCCTGATTGAGAAGACTCGTTACAACGTCCTGAAAGCCGGGACCAACGTCTTCTACACCAACAGTGACACATCTCGTGCCAGTGTTGATACTCAGTTTGCCCTGAACGATCAGAGAAAGGTTACCCGTTTTCTGAAACGTCAGCTTGGTAAACAAATTACTTCTGCCGTGAAGTCTACACCTGCTTTCGGTACAGAAGCCATTGCACCATCGTTTATCTGTGTGTGTCACCCGGACTTGGAACCGGACCTGAGAGCCATCAGTGCTTTCGTACCGGCTGAGAAGTACGGCAGCATGACACCGTTTGAAAACGAGCTGGGTAAAATTGAGGATGTCCGTTACATCACATCCACAATCATCGAGCCTTATGCTGATGCCGGTGACACTGCTTCCACGAATAGTGTTGTTAGTACTTCTGGTACCGATGCCGATGTTTACCCGATGCTGTTCTTTGCCCGTGATGCCTATGGTATCGTGGCTTTCAAAGGGCAGAACTCTCTGACCCCTATGGTTGTCAATCCTCATGCTTCGGATTCCGATCCGTTGGCACAGAGAGGGCACGTGGGTTGGAAAGGTTACAGTGCCACTATCATCCTGAATGACTTCTGGATGGCTCGTGTTGAGTGTGCTGTATCTGACCTTAGCTAACCAATGTAGGCTTTTGCCGGTAGAGCCTGTCTGACAAATCACCGGCTAAATTACAAACCTAACGGAGTGTGTACCAGGTTCGGGTACCCCTGGCCTGGACCACTCCTAAACCTTTAAATAATTAATGGAAGGATTAATTATTATGAATTACATGAACAAGAAAAACGAAGAACTGTTTGAACTGATCGAGAAGTACGAACTGGATAAAGATGACTACACTCAGGAAAACGGTAGTCTGAATCGTAAAAAGTTGGGCAACATTCTGAAGCTTATTGATCTGCAGTCCGGTAAGGTTGCTGATGAGGGTGTTGTTGTGAAAGAAGACGAGAATGGGGATACTGTTGTTGAGGACTACAACCCCACCGTCAAACTGCACAAGATGCTTTCAGGTATGATGGTGCAGGTAACTTTCTATCACAGTGACGAGAATGATATGCCGTACGTACAGCTGGGGCTGAACGGTATTGCACTGAACATTAAACGTGAAGTTGAGTCTTGGGTACCCAAAGAGTTTATCGACGGTGTACTGCAGAATGCTATTGCTACCAAGATGAAGATGCACGTTGACGGACAGGGTAACATATCCTACATACCTAAACAGGTTCCTCGTTTTGCTCATACAACCCACGACATTAAACACATCGATGTGCTTGCCAAAGAGTTTGATGAAAGACAGGCAAAGAGGCAACGATAGTAGGGAGACTTTATGGCTTTTACAGCAAATGATTACGTGATAGATTCTGCCGATCAATATGGTGATACAGGGTATGACCGTGTTTCAGTGGCAGATTGGTTACGGTATCTTAATGCAGCCATACGAGCAACCATATTAGTACGTCCTGATGCTGGCTCGGTTTCAGAGTCATACCAGCTTGCATCAGGAGTAAAGCAAACAATACCCACAGCAGGGTTACGGCTGCTTGACATTGTACGTAACATGGGCTCCGATGGCTTGACGGCTGGTAAGATTATAACACCAGCAAAACGACAGCACATCGACTATTCGAATTTATTGTGGCCTGCTGCCACTGGTGGTACGGCAGTAGATAACTTCTCATATGACCCTGAGACACCACGGATATTCTATGTAACTCCTCCAGTAGCATCTACCACAGACGTGTACGTAGAGATTGTTACATCACAGCTACCAACAAAGATTACAGCTGTCGGAGACGATGATGGTATATCAGACCTGTTCTTTGAGCCTCTGGTGCAGTACATGCTGTACAAAGCATATACTGGTGACGATGAGAACGTTGAATATCAGAAAGGCATTCAGTGCCTACAAAACTTTTTTAACCTACTGCAGGTAGAGATGACTGCTGCAGCATCACAGGGTCCAGAGACCAAGGAGTAATTTAATATGGCAACAGCAGGGTACGTAGACGTAGATGTTTTCATCCCTGAAATCTTACAGTACGTCCATGGTGCACCGAGCATTATGGTTCGTATACATGTGGTCAACACATTGATTAACTTCTGTGAACGTACCTTTGTATTGAAGAAGGACCCATCAGAGATTTCATTAGATGAAGATGTACACACATACACAATGGCTTTCTGCAATGACAGGTATGTTGCTGTAGCTGTTGATCTGGCTCGGATAGGTGAGGGTGAGTCGAAGCAACCGTTGGCAGGTACAACTGAAAAGGAAATGGATGAGGAGTTCCACAATTGGAGGAGCCACGAGAACACGGAGCCCACACGTTTCTGGTTAACCAACGAAGTTAACGGGATTAGATTTTGGCCGACACCGAATGCTGACGTTGACGACGACATGTTCCTTAAGTGTGTCGTCAGACCCAGGAGAAACCAGACAGAGTTCGATGAGCTCTTGTATGAGAAATGGAACGAGGCAATCACAGCCGGTGCTTTGGCTGAGCTACTGTTGATACCCGGAGCATCTTGGTTCAACAGTGAGTTAGCAAGAGCATTTGAGCTTAAGTATAGACGGTGGATTAACAGAGCACGGAAGACTACCATTGCAGCTCCAGGTAAATATCCGGGTAGAGTTATACCACAGAACTTTGAGACAATTGGTGGTGACCAAAGTAGGAGTACAGTATCATGGGTGTAAAGTTCACAAACAATGCAATCGGATATCTTGCAGCTCCCATCACGGATACAGCAACTTCGTTGACACTGGGTGCTGGTGAGGGTAACCTGTTCCCACAGGTAAACACAGGAGCTACCGATTACTTTTACGTTACAATAACAGACGTGTCTGGTAACCGGGAGATTGTCAAGGTGCAGCTACGTTCAGCTGGCTCCAACGTTCTTGCAGAACTTGTACGAGCCCAGGATGGTACAGCTGCCAGGGCTTTCGACACGGGAGACATAGTTGATCTACGTATCCCAGCAGTGGTGTTGACTGAGTGGGAGACAGAGATTGAGACTAATGCATCAGACATTGCAACCAATGCAGCTGACATAGCTACAAATGCAGCAGCTATTGCTAACATAACCAGTGGTGTTGAGGAGACTGGGAACAAGATGTACTTCTACCAGGCTGCTGCTCCAACCGTTGGTTGGGTAATTGATGCAACCATTGAAGACGTGCTGCTTGCAGTCGTTGACCAGTCCAGTGGTGGACTTGGGTACGACATCACAGC